ATGTGCACACGCAAGGAGCGCAACGACGAGTGGCGCGCCGGCAAGGGCCTTCCCTTCGGGTTGCCCGGCCTGGGGGCCGTCTGCGGCGTTGCCCGCGCTTGCAAGGTGCACACCTTGCTGCGCACGGGCGCCTTGCGTCCAGCCCCCAGACCGGGCAACGCGATCCCCGAAATTAGTGTTAACAGGCCCTAGTACCAGGGGTGTCTGGGCCTGCACGGCTCCGGCAAGCAGAAGGCCTGCCAAGGCGGTTGTGTAGTACTTCATTCCTCTTTCCATTTCAGTTGCTGCATGCCCCGGGGCCCCGCAAAAGCGGCACGGCGGGCCCCGCGGAAGGGGGCTACGGCTTGCGCCCCCACTTGGCTTCGTAGTCTCGCTCCATCTTCTCGCAGGCACCGGCCACGAAGCGTGATGTCGCCGCATCGAGCGACTTGCGGCCCTGTTCGCTCCAGCACAGCTTGATGGCGTCCTGCTCCCTCCAGCGCGCATCCCGCTGCGGGTTGTCGCCCATGAGGGCCCCGATGATCAGCAAGGCCCCAATGGCAATCACCGGTGCGAGCAGCACCCACCCCCACCAGGGAAGCAGCCGCTTCTTGCCCGGGGGCTTGGTGGGTGGGGGTGGCACCTCGGTAGCGACCGGCGGTGCACTGGCCGCGACCTTGGCCCGTATGTAGGCCGCCTTCGCGCGCTGCTCGTCGCCGTCGTTCTCGGCAAAGCACCTGGCCCACAGGGCCGGGTCCCTATCGGCAGGAGACTCTGCCTCCTTCATCGCTGCAGCCCAATGGTCTTGCGATCCTTGCATGCACACTCCCTCAATAGTCAGTCAATCCATGTTGTTGTGGCTTGAACAGCGCGGCGCAGCCCATCGTTTGCCCGATCCTGCCTGCTCGAACGGGTATCATTCGGACCCTGCACATCCGGACGTTTGCGGAATACTCTGCCAACGCCCACAAAATAATAGCGCCAAACATAGCTTTGGCGCTGTCTGCCTGTAGCTCAACTGGATAGAGCAATAGCCTTCTAAGCTATAGGTCGGGGGTTCGAGTCCCTCCAGGCAGGCCACCCATTTCCCTCTGTGGCGCCACTTTTCCCCAAAAGCTGGGGAAATTCCAGGGAAGAATTCGCCCACTGCGACAATCCCCGCCATGCCCATCGAACCCCCAGGCCTCCACCATGCCCAAGGCGCCCCGGGCAGCGATGCTGACCGCGTGGGCGCCGCGGTGCGCAAGATGGATGGGTGGCTGCGCAAGCGGTACACGGGCGCCTATGGGCGATAGCGCGTGGACGAGACTCTCAACAGCGTAATTTCTCTTGCAAGCCGCGTGAATGAGTGTACATTGCCACTATTCGCGCTTTCTTGCGCGTGGATTGAAGCAAGAGGGGGCAGTTGTAGCCACCAAAGCAGAAAGGCACCCTGGGGTGCCTTTTTTGTTGGCTGCGCCGGCCCTGCCAGGCCTCACTGGCTTTTGATTGTGAAAAGTTCGAACATGGCCGGATGCATCTTGCGCGTGCCATCTTCCCACTGCTGCCAGGCGCGCAGGGTGGAGTAGACCAGGGCCGCAGCCTCGGTCTGCGTCAGGTCTTTGGCGTTGCGGGCCTCTCGGATCGCATCGGGCGTGGGCGACTCGGGGAAGGGCTTGCGGTTGATCTTGAGCAGCTTGCACTGCACGCTGGGCTCGTCGGGGTCAGCCTCGCGGCCACAGTCGCTCCAGGGCGCGAAATTCACACCTTTGAACTTGATCATCCGTTCGACCTGCAGGTACTCGATTTTGTTGCGCACCAGCAGCGTGCCCAGTTCAGGGTCCATCACCAGCCTGTCCTTGTCCTGGAGCAGCAGCTCGTAGTCAGCCTGCTCGGCTGTATCGACCACCACCATGCGCTGGCCCCAGTAGTCGCCAGCGTTGTGGCCCTCAAAGCGTACGAATGCCTTCATGACCTCGCCTCAGTCGGCAAGGATTTGGGCAGCCACATCGGCAGGCGCCTTGACGCGGCGCAGGATGCTGGTCAACTGGTCGCGGGAAACTTCAGAATCAACGCGGTTAAACCATTGCACCTTGCCACCATGCATGAACTTGCTGTTGATGAAGAACTTGCCGTCCTTGCGCACAACGCGCTCCGTTCCGTTGTTCAGCGGGTTTGCGAATTCGATGGTGACGGTGGTCATGTTGCTGCTCCGACTGTTTGGACCGCCCTGCGCTGTCCATGCCCCGGATAATACACTCATTGAGTGCAACTTCAAGCGATTTCTACAGCCCCCCCTATCCGCCTGCCGCCGGCTCCACCCCGGGCTGCACCGTGGTGGCCGAGCATTGCCCGGTCGTCTTGGCCGGGATGTAGCAGAGTGCGCCGAGTGTGGCAGAGCAGCCGGACAGGGCCAGGGCGGCCAGGAGGGCGCCGGCCTTCACGGCGTAGCCGAAGCCTTCGCGGGAGATGCAGCGGGTGCCGCCCCCGTTCGCGCGCGTGACATCGCTGGAGCCGCCGCCGATTGCGGACGAGATGGTGGTTTTCATGGGGCTTGCCTTTCGGTTTCGGGGTTGACGTTGCTGGGACCGGTGCGCTCGGCGTAGTAGGCCCAGCCGCCCACACGGAAGGCCAGCCACATGGCATAGCGGGTGAAGGTGCCGACCTCTTGCTTCATGGCTTCGCGGAATGCCAGGTCGGCAGACTCACGCGGCCACTTGTCGCCGTACAGGTGGTCGTGCAGGATGGCGCTGCGCCGGGCCTTGTTGCCGAACAGCAGGTAGGCACCCGGCAGGCGTGGCACGCTGGCCAGGTCGGTTTCAAAGCCGGCCGGGATGGTGATTTCCCAAGGCGCGTCTCCGCTCTCGCTGTCGATGCGGACGTGGAAATCTTCCAGCAGCCGCCAGCCGTCGCCATTGCCCACGGGTGTGAGGGCCGGGCAGTTGAGGAATTCGACCTTCATTCCAGCCCCAGAACCGCGCGCACGGCGTGCCACTTGATCAGCCGGTCGGACAGGCCGTTCAGCCCGCCGTTGATCAGCCTGGTGATGCGCCGGAAGTCGCCGGCATCGGCCAGGGCGTTCAGGCCACGGTCGTCCCAGTAGTCGGCCGCGCTCATGGCCGCCCACTCGCGTTCCGCCAGCAGCTCGGGGTTGGCTTCGAAGTCCGGCACCTGGTCGCCCAGACGCGCGCGCAGCCGGTCGCGCACGCGGGCATGGTTTGCCCGGCCGGTGGTCTGCAACAGGCCGTGGCCCTTGAACCGCTCGCCATCGCCCATGACCACGTTGCCCAGGTCCGCCCGGCCCTCGTAGCGCGCCTGCGCCTCGGTCGGCCCCCAAATCTCGGTGGTGTACTTCAGCCCGCCGGACTCGTGCCCGATCTGCGGCAGGAAAGCAGCGACCCGCACCGGGGTGCTGATGCCGTAGGCGTCGGCCGCTGCCCGGATAGGCTCCAGCCACAGCTCGGCCCGCACGGCATTGGCGCCGGCCGCGCGCAGGGCGTCGGTGGTGATGATGTGGGTCATTTGTCAGACTCCGGGAAGGCCTTGAACTGCCACGGCGCGCCCTTGTGCCAGTAGTGCGCCGTGACCATCTGGACGTAGACCATGGTGAAGGTCAGCACCACGGTGAACCAGGGCAGCGGCCAGCCATAGAACGGCCAGGCCATGCCCAGCATCGCCACGATGCCTAGCACCCAGAAGGCGAAACGCACCATCACGCGCGTCTTGTCGGCCGACGTGTGGACCATGCGGCAGAACACGGTGAACCACAGCAGCCCGCACGAGATTTCATGCAGGATCAGGAACAGATCGATTTCCGGCTTCATGGCTTGGGCTCCTGCTTGGCGCCGACCCGGCCCACCACGGCGCTGATCGCCGCACCGATGGCCTCGAACACAGGCTTCCAGCCGTTGCCCAGGGCGCCGATGATGAAAGCCACGGGCGACAGCACCTCGATGGCGGGAACTGCCCAGTGCTTCTGGATCAGTAGAGAGATGACGCCGGTCAGCGCCACCGCGGTGAGCGTGCAGCGCAGCAGCAGCCAGGCGCCGGCCTTGCGGCTGGCCGTGGTGGCGTCACCCATGGGCCACAGCGCCCCGGCAAGGGCCGACATGACGATCAGGGTGTAAGGGCCAGCCAAGGGACCGAGCAGCGCCACAGTGAGGACGGCCAGGGTCGCGCCGGCTGAGGATGTTGGTTCTGCCATGGGCTCTTTCAGGGGATGGAGTAGACGGGGCGATCCCCGAAGAAGGTCCAGAACGACACCACCGGCTCGCCATCGCGCCGGATGGTCACCTGCAGGCCGGCCAGGGTCGGCAAGTCCACCTCCCCCACCAGCAACTGCACGGGCTTGTCGGCCTCGTTGTAGCAACCGTATGGGCAGGCGTCGCGGCCCACCCATGTGCCGGCCTCGGGGCTGTAGACCAGGGTGGCGCCGTTGGGGTCGGTGGCGGTGTACTCGACCGGGTGGTCCACGGGCGGCGCCAGCAGGCTCACGGCCAGCAGGGTGGAGAGCAGCACCTGCATCACAACGGCTCGAAGAACCCAGGGGGTGCGGTCAGGCCTTGCGCTGCCACCCATGCGGGCGTCACCGTGCCGGACTGCGCCTCCATGTAGATTTCCAGGTGCCGGGCCTTGAGGCCGTTGGCGACCAGGCCGTCCACAATCCACTGGTTGCTGGTGGGGTTGGGCGGCATGTGCGCGGCCACCATGCCGGCCCATTCGGCCTTCTTGGCGTTGCGCATGGCCAACTTTTCCGCCGCGGTGAAGTCTGCGAGTCCAGGCATGAAGCCCTCCACTGGCACCAGTGGGTACTGGCACTTATCGATGACGTACATGGTGAAGACGCAGCGGTCGGGGCCGATAGCGATATGCCGGTACTCCAGCCCGCCGTAGCCCGAGTCGCCCCACAGCGGCCCCATCGAGTTTTTGAACAGGAACCGCTTGCAGGCGTCGTCGTAGCCGATGATCGGCACGACGTGCTCGGACGATCCGAACTCTGTGGGCAGCACTTGGTCGCGCCAGGACCTGTACTGCACCGCCGCCGACCAGCCGCGCGGGACCATCATGGAGATGATCACCGCCATGCCATTGCACACGTACCACTTCACCGTCTCCACTGGGTCGTCGTTGCGCCAGGTCACCGGCCGCATGCTGATGGGCTGCTCGCGCTGGGCCTTCAGGCGCGCGGCAAGGCCGGGCTGCAGGCTCCAGTTCAGGTAGCCGTTGAAGTCGGCATTGCGGCAGATGCCGTAGCGCTGGATGGCGTCGGCCACCTCATCGAGGCGCGCGCTGTGATCGCCGGGCGGCAGGCCCCGGTTCTCGTCGCCCACGGCTCGAAGGTAGCTGGCGCTGTAGTCCCGCTCCGCACCCGCGCGCATGGCCGCCGTGTCCATTGCCTCGGCAGTGGCGTATCTCGCGCATTGCAGCGTGGCGCCCTGGTCCTCAACGGCGTACCGGTGCGGGTGCAGGTTGACGCGGCGGGGGTAGACGGTCTGCATCATTCCGGCAGCGTTGGCAGGTCAGGATGCGCTGGCCACGTCATGTTGGCCAGCATCGTGTCCCAGGCTTCCGCTGTTTGGGGCCAGCCATTGGCCTGGGTGATGGCGTTGATCCAGGCAAGCTTCTCAGCGTCCCTGTGCGCCGAAAGGAAGTCTTTCAGCTTTGTCAGGCAATCCACCAGCGTGGGGACAGGGGGCGACTCGATGAACTCAGTTCCATTCCAGATCCAGCCAACTTGCACCGCATCTGGGCACGATACAAACAGCGCGGCGTACCATTCTGCGTATATGGTGAGCGGGTCCACCGACAAGACTTGCGCGACATAGTTGCCTTCGAGGCGTGCGTATTTCATGGAGCACCTTTCTGTGGTTACAGGGTTGCGGCTTCAATGAACAGGGCATCCAACGTGCCCTCGTCCAACTGCATGGCGGCGGCCAGCATCGCCAAGGCGGGCCAGTCGCGGCGGAACTCAGTGGATTCGACCCAATCGATCTGCACGCGGCGGCGCTCCAGGTCGTCGGTGATGCTGTCGATGGCCAGTTGCACGTCATCCAGCAGGCCAGCTTCGAGCAGCGCGCGCTTTGCCTGCCGGGCAGAGACTGCAGTCGGGACAATGGGAGCCGGGGCGGGCGGCTTGCTGAAGGTATTGCCGTCCCATAGGTCGCCGAAGGTGGCTTTGCCTGCGGGGATCCAGCCTTGCGCTCGCGCAAACTCTTCCGCCGACTCGGTCAGATTGGTTACAACGCCATCCGTGATGACGGCCCAGCGCTTGATTTGTGTGTCCATCAAAATTCCCCCCAGATGCGGACTTCGCCAGGCATGCCGGCGCCCGAGTTCGTGCCATTGGTAGACGCCGCGCCGCCGGCACCAGGACCAGCTCCAGGCGTGATGACGGTGCCTGCCGCATTGCAGGTTCCACCTGCCGGTCCAAGAATGCTTTGGACTGCCGGAACGCGCGCATTGGCGGCACTGATCGAGTCGCCAGCAGATGCGCCGTGGACTGTCCCGCCGTAGAACCCGCTTAGAGTCGCTCCGCCGCCTCCATAGAAGGTGTCACGGGTTCCGGCCTCGTCCCCGCCTGCAGTCATAGGGTTTGTCGTCCCGGAGTACGCATAGCCCCCGAGGGCACCTTGCGCGCCACCACCGCCCGCTCGGCCGCCCTGCGCAATCGTGGTCTTGAATGAACAGTTTCCCCCAGCAGTTCCGGGCGTGCTATTGACGGTGTTAGCCGCTCCTGGAGAGCCAATTACCACGCCCTCTGTGGCTGAAAGCTGGTCGGCGGTGTACCGGAATGGCGCAAGCGCACCACCGCCACCACCAGAACGACTGGTGCCGGTTGCGCGCCGGTCCCCGCTTGCCCCCGTAGCTTGCACGGCGCCGGCAAAAGCGAGATAGCCAGGCGCCTTGTACCAAAGCGCGCTGGCGGTGAAGACTTTGTAATAAGCGTGGATCAGGATGGAATACGTAGTGGTGCCGTCGTAGACCAGTCGCCGAATTTCGCCTGGGTACATCTTGTAGCTGACACCATCCGTTGTCAGATCGACGTCACCCGTGCCGCTGTTGCCCAGGATGCACCACCAACCCGGCGAGCGCGTGCCGAAGGTCTGCGTGAATGACCCGCTGGTGATGTCGATCCACTTGCCACAATCGGCATCAACGAGCGCTGTGTCTGAAGTGCGCGCCACTCGTGGGGTTCGTACCAGCAGCGTGTTCAAGGCGCCGTCAATGGTCTTGCCCGTCAGCGTCTGCACACCATTCAGGGTCACGTAGCCTGCGGCTGGCAAGTACGCGGCGGCCCACGCTGAACCGCTGTACACGCGCATTTCGGCCGCCACACTATTGAAATAAAGCGCCCCTGTCAGAATGGCGTTGCCATCGTTGTCAAGCGTGGGGTCTGATGTCTTCGCGCCTAGGTAGCGGTCATCGAACGAGTCGTAGCTGGCCGCCGCAGATACAGCAGCGGCGGTTGCAATGCCTGCCTGCGTGGTCGCTGTGGACCCGCCAGCCGTGGCAATACCAGCCTGCGTCGTGGCAGTGCTGGCCGCTGTCACTGCAGTGGCGCTCGCCGTCGTCAGCGTGGCTACATCAAACACCAGCCTGAACTTGTTGGCCGCCAAGTCAGTGGCAAAAACACCCGAGGTGTGGTTCTCGATGACGGTGTAGATGTTGCCCGTGGGGGCATATCGGAAGTTGTCAGAGATGACATAGGCGGTTGCGGTCAGCCAGTCGTCGCGCCAGCGGCCATAGCTGATTGCCGTGACATTGCCAGAGCTGTCGAAAGCCAACACCAGGCCGGCACGCTGCACCGCGTCGAGGGCCAGCGTTTGATCCGTCGCCGTTCCGATGGGCAGCTTGATCGCGCGCGCGGCAAGAATGTCTGCCTCGTCTTCAACCTCATCGAAAGCTTGCTCGATCAGTTGAAACTCGTCCTTCAGCACCTGCTCATCGACCCGCTGGCCAGGCAGGGGGTTGAAGGTCCGTTCGTAGAAGTCATTGGCCATGGGTTACCTATCCAGTCGGCGGGGGGTGTAAACGATGGAGGCGCTTTGCAGCGTGTGGGGCAGCTCGTCGGAGGCGCGGGACACGAAGGCCAGGCAGAGGTCGGTCCCTACACCGTCCAGACGCACCTTGCTGAGCAGGTTGGCGGGCACGCTGTAGTAGCTCTCGCCGTAGCTGCTCAGCGAGTAATAGGCGCCGTCAGCGGTCAGGTCCACATCCACCACGTCGGTGAGGCCGATGTCGGGATTGCCCAGGCTGTATTCGCCCTGCACCATGAGCCGGCAGGCGCTGAGGTTCTTGGATTCGATGTCGGCCCGGCGGAAGCGCTTCTTCTCCATCGGGCTCTTGATGTGGTTGAAGGCCAGCTTGAGGAAGGCGGTGATCTGCTCGCCGTCGAAGCTGCGGCCCCGGTCGGCCTCGTAGACGAAACCATCGTCCGAGCCGAAGAAGTTGCGGTGCTCGCCAGAGATCACGGCATCGCAGGTGCAGCGCACCACCATGCCGTAGTTGATCGGCATGAAGGCCAGGGCCGTACCGTCCTTCGTGGGCACCGGCGTGATGCTCAGGCAGTCCCCCGTGGCGAAGAACAGGCGCATGCGCTTGTCGGCACGGTTGACCACCGAGGCAACCACCGTGCGAGCCTTCAGCAAGCGCTGGATGCGCGCGGACAGGGGCAGGCGGGTGAAGTTTCCGAATGCCTGCGTGGGGGTCACCAGGGCCACGCCCAGGGTGTCGAACACGATGGGAGTGCCAAGGCTCTGGATGCTCCAGGCCTGTGCCCCGACATCCTCGGCGAAGTTGGTAAATTTCCAGTCTGCGGAGCTGCTGCCGTACAGCACCCAGGTCCGCTCAGCGGCGAAGACCATCAGCGCCGAGGCGTCTCCCTCGCCGGGCAGCACATGGAAGCCGGTCACCAGGTCACCCACGCCGATTTCCCCGGCGCCGACCACCACCGACCAGCGATAGGGCTCGGCGATTCCGCTGTGTTGCACGCTGCCCTCGAAGCTAAAAAACAGGTGCGCCTTATGCACGGCCACGTGCGATGGCTTGTCCACCGTCATGCCCGTGGCGATGGGCACCAGGGTGTCGCCGTCGAACTCGAAACCACGGTTCACTCCGTCGCAGCCATAGATGCGCTGCACCCCTGCCCTGCCGGTGAAGTTGTAGACCACCGTCTCCATCCGACCACCGGGCAGCATGGCGATGGCCGTCTCTGCGCCGCTGGCCATGGCCGTCACGCCGGCTGTGAAGGCTCCCGCCGTGAACGAACCACCGGATGGGGCCGAGATGATGAAGCGGCCCGCCGCCGAGCCGGCCTGAAAGGTGCCGGACTGGATCACCACCCGCTTGACGATGGCAGACACTGCACCCTTCGTGATGTTGGCGCCTACCGCTGGCTCCGTCCCGCTACCTGCCGTGAATGCCAGTTCGTAGTACAGCGGCACCAGGGTCCAGCCCGAGCTCGTCGCCTTCCAGGTCACCAGCGCCGTGGCGCCCACGTTGTCGCGCCAGGCGTACACCGTGCCGTTCAGGTTCTCGATGCCCCGGATGGGCCCGGAGCCAGGTACGGCTGCGATGTCGGTGCGGTAGTCCGCCGCCGCCAGCGCGCTGAATGTGTTGTCATCGAAGCCGTCGATGTCCGAGGCATCACCGGCATACACGCCGATGGGGGAGCCGCCTACGTTCAGCGTCTCGCCGGAAACGAAGGTGCCCGTGAGCCGGGTGAGCACGATTTGCGAAGTGGTCCGCACCAGGATGACGCGCCCGGTCGCCGCCGAGGTCACCCCCGTGACGGTATTGCCCAATGCCACACCGGTGAAGGTGGTCGCCGCCCTCAGTGCCTTGTAGGTCGCATCGCTGGGCCGTGGCCGGCCGTCGAAGCGCTCGAAGCCGCCGATGCGCTCATAGCCCTCCAGCGCGCTCGATTCGTAGTTGATGGCCCCCGTGACCGTACCGGGCCGGCGCGACAACTGCGCCGACTCGGCATCCAGCCCACCCGCGAGCGGGAAGTACTGGGTCTTCAGCGGGGGCATCTTCATCTCCACGATGTGCACCCACCTGCGCCCATGGCGAGGGGCTTGGCGCTGAACCCGGGCATCTGCAGCTGCGACTGGGCCAGGGCGGACCAGCCGTCCCTGTAGTTCTGGTCCGCGCGCTGGTAGACCTCGCTGGCCGCGTCATATCCGCCGTACTCGCGCAGCGCGCGCCAAGCGATCATGTCGTGGAAACGCGCTGGCAGCGTGGGCTCGTCGGCGTCCAGCGCCAGCGGGATGAAGTCCTTGACGTAGGAGGCGCGCACCATGTGGGCCGCGTCGGGCGTCGGCCCGAGCAGCAGTGCTTCATCTGGGCTCACGGTCCAGAACCGCACCGGGCCCGGCGTGTGCACGCCAACGGTGAAGCGGCGGCGGAAGGACTCGTAGTCCAGCCAGTACAGTTCGCGCTCTGTCACTTGGCCATCTGCCGTGCGCCAGGCGGTGGGCTTGTAGTCGCCGGCCGACTGCTTCCAACTGGCGAAGTCCGTCAGCGCAAAGCCCGGGGATGCCGTGGTGGCCGCCATGGTGGCGGTGGAGGTTTCACCGAGCGCCTCGCCGCGGCGGAAGCGCCAGGACTCATGCCCCAGGAACAGGTCTTGCCACGCCGAGTTGACCCAGGCGAAGATGCGCGCGTCATCCCCGGTGGCGGTCGTGACGGACACGACTGGGCCGCCGGACAGGCCACTCTCGCGCTTCACCATCTGGGCCAACTGGAGGTAGTTCATGCTGGATCAGGCGAGTGCAGGAGCGCGCTTGAGGGCGACGGGCTCGGTTTCGCTGCGCTGCATGGGGAAGCGCGCCTTCTCGACCCACGTCATCTTGTCGATGTTCTCGGGCTCGTTCGGGTCAGGCTCTCGCACCGTGTAGACGATGCTTTCGATGTGGTTCGCCATCTCAACAGGGATGCGTACCCACTTCTCGCGCTCGATCTGAATCTGGTAGTTGTTCAGCCCGAAGAAGGGCTGCGCGGGCTCGTGCGCTTCGCCCTTGAAGAGCTTCACGTACACGGTTTCGCCACTGAAGCCGTGCTGCTGCACGTTTTTGGCAATGTCGGTGGTGACGCCATCGGGCTTGAATTCCGCCTGGGGGGTTTTGGCCATGATGATTTCCTGGTGGTGGGTGAAAAAATGGGGAGAGCAGTGATGCCCTCCCCGGTTTGCCCGAGGGCCGGCTTTACAGCGTGGCCGAGGCAGGCAGTACGGACAAGTTGCCGTAGGTCACCGTCACGTTGGCGGCGTCCAGCAACGTGGTGCCGGGGGTGAACGTGGTGGCTCCGAGTGCGACCTTCATGTACCCGATGGGCGTGTAGCCCAGGGGCACCTCGGGCGCTTCACCGCGCGAAGTACGCACGATGCCGCTGGGGGTGGTGATGGCCAGACCGTTGTAGCCGCCCTGGACGATGGCCACCGTGCCAGCGGCATTCAGCGCCACCAGGTAGATCACCGTGGTCGAGGCGGGTTGGACGTAGGCTGCGGGGCCGACGCCGCCGGCCACAGCGTTGCCCAGCAGGTTGTGGGTCACGGTGATGGCCTGGGCCGACAGTGCGGCCTTGGTGTACATGATCCCGTCCACCGAGTAACTGGTGGCGCCAGTCGTCTTGATGGTGGCGGCACCGCCAGCGTTGATGGCCAGGGTGGCGTAGCTGTAGCAGCGGTCGCCCAGCGCGCGGCGCAGGCCCAGGTCGTTGACTTGTGCGAGATTCGACATGATCTGTTTCCTTCCTTCAGGTCAACTGGTTAGGCCGTGACGGCGTGCTCGATGCGGGTCATCCAGGCGTCGTTCAAGATGGCGGCGGTGCTCCACATCTTGAAAGCCACGTGGCCGCGCTGGCCCATGGGGTCGCTGTCCGAAGGCTTCGGATTCACGACGATGGGAGTCAGGCCCGAGCCCGAGGCGGACAGGTTCACCGTGGCGTAGCTGTCCTTGCCTACAACGATGGACTGGTACACGTCAGCAGCGGTGCCGCCCAGCATCGAGCCCAGGGCGCCGCCAGCGTTGGCCAGAGGCGTGTAGAGCGTGGACGACACGAAGCGGATGTTCTCGAAGGAACCGATTTCGTTGTCGCACAGGGGCTTCCAGGTGCCATAGTTCTGGATGCGCGTGTAGCCGGCCGGGAAGTTGGTCGTGTTCTGCAGATCCATTTCCACGTTCGGGTGCACGAAGCACACGTAGCAGGGAGGGATGGGCACAGTGCCAACACCATCGGTTGCGTTGAGCATCATGGTCAGGGCGCGGGCGTCCTGGGCCTTGAGCTGGCGGATAGCCTTGCGCGCGACCGTGGCCGTGATGGCCGTGTTCACCGCATCGCGCTGGGTGCCGTTCGAGTACAGCACCTGGGTGCCGGCCTTGATCGTGTTGTAGAGGATCAGCTCTTGGGTCTGGCCAGCGGTTTCACCGAGCGATGCGCTCAGTTCCGACAGCACCGGATCTTCGTGGGTGTCCTGGATCACGTCGGTGATCTGCACGCGCTGGCCGTACTGCTCCAGGTTGGCAGACACGTCGGTGCTCAGGATGTTGCCCTGGATGGGCGTCACACCTTCGGTCAGCGGCGTGGTGGTGGGCGCCAGGCGACCGTAACGGCGCCACTTGACGACCTTGGTCTTGCCCTTGGGCACGGCAGTGACCACAGCGAACTTCGCCATGTTCAGGGAGGGCTGGGCACGCTCCAGCATCTTGTCCACCGCATAGGCGGCGGTTCGGGGGGTGATATCACCGTAAACGGTCATGATCGGCTCCTAATTCAAAATTGGGTTGCTGTCATGCAGCCTTGGCGAGGCGTTGCCGGCGGAAGAAGTCCAGGGAGCCTTCGAAGTCGTCTTCGGGTGGCATCCCGCCCTTTGCGCCGCTGTTTCGGCTGGGCAGTCCTGCGGCGGCCTTCAGGCGCGCGGCGTTCTGGTCCTTCTGCGTCGCGGCGGGGGCCGGCGCTGGGGTCTGCAGTGCTGTCTGTAAATTGGCAATGGGTGCTTTGCCGGCGCGGCGCAGGGCGGCGTCGTAGGCATCCATCACGGCCATGGCCTCGCCCGGGCTGATATCGCTGCGGAACGCTTCCTGCACATGCCGTGGGGCAGTGGCGATCCAGGCTTGAAAGTCTGGAGTCTTCAGGACTTGAACGGCAGTCGGATACGTCGCCTCAAACGCAGCCATCTCTTTTTCGTATGCGGCGGCCTGCTCGGCCTGCTGGCGCACGTTGTGCTCAGCGCGCATCTGGGTCAGCGGCTCAACTGCTTGAGCGGCGGTTTGCTTGGCAATGCTTGCAGCCTTCTCGTCCACCGACACCAGGGCTTCCTTGATGGAACCGATGATGTCGGCCAGCTCGGGGAACTCCTTGGCCTTGGCGTCCAGCGCGGCCAGCTTGTCAGCGGCGGCGGCGGTCAGCTCGGTGGCCTTGGTGGTCGATACGGTCTTCTTGAGTTGCTCGTTCTCGCGTGCGATCTGGGCCAGCTGGGTGCGCGCGTCCGCCAGGTGGCGGTTCAGTTGCCCGACTCGGCCCAGCTCGCTGCGCGCCTTCTGCAGTTCTTCCTGCGTCTTGCGGAGCGTCTCTTGAGGATCGTCCTTGGCTGCTGCATCAGCGGCCGGGGCGGCTGCCTCGGTGCTGGCTGCTGGCGCTGCTGCGGCGTCGTTGGTTTCGACTGCGGGCGCTGGTGCTGGCGCGGGCGACTCCGCTGGGGCGGGTGCCGGGGCTGCTGGTGGGTCGACGCGATCCGTGCGCAGTTCCGCCAAGGCGGCTGCCATCAGGTCTTCATCGTCCGGTACTACCGTTCCATCGCTCATAGTCTTTTCGGCATGTCCCTTTCGGGCCAGAGGCGGTGACACCAGGCAAATCGCCTGTGATGTCACTGTCGGAGACTTGTCGTACGCGAGGAACGGGCGGTATTTATACCGATTGAGCTACCATGGCGGCCTGTTCACGATGGGGCACCCCATGTACGCCACACTTCGAACCCTGCGCGCCCTCGCTGGCGTGTTTTTCGTCTGGCAGTTGATAGGCCTTCTGCCGGTGCTGACGTGGCTCCAAAATCCGTCGGCGGTGACCGCTGGTATGTGGGCGGCCGTGATCGCGAAGCTTGTCATGGCCGCAATAGGGATTGGGGCTTTCGTTGGCTTGAAGAAGCTCATCAACTTTTTGCATGTCAAAAATCACGGAGTACCCCACCCAGCATTCCAGGGGAAGAACTACGACCCTGAGGCCCACCGGCCGCAGATTGGAAAGCTGTGAAATATCTGCTGTTTGGGCTACTGGGTCTCACCCTGATGACTGGCTGCGGCAAGGGGCCGTCAGAGGCGGAGCGGCTGGCCACCAGGGCTGCACGCGTTGCCAAGGCTGAAGCGGAGGTAAGCAAGCCCGTAGCGCCCCGTGTGCACCAGATCGGCGCCAACGAGCTAGTGACAGTCGAGGTGCCCATCGCCGATCAGCTCGGATTCACCGAGACGCAGCGCTGCTTTGTGTGGCGTGATCTGGAAATGCGGACGGCTTCCCTCAGCTGCCCGCAACCCCCAGAGATCAACGCGCCGAAGTAGCCTTACTCCTTTTCAGCTCCGTCCACGGTCAGCCCCTCGCGCAGGCGGTCGCGCTTCTCGCGCTGGTACTCCCGCTGCTTCTCGAAGGACTTGTCGCTCAGCGTGCCATTGCGGTTCTGCCGGGCCAGCTGCCGGATATCGGCGTCGATGGACTGGATCAACTTCTTGTCGATGGCGCGCTCGATGGCGGCGGCCTTGTCCTGGTCCATAGGTCGGATCTTGATGCCGAAGGTCTGGGGCACGCCGTACTGCGGGAGCACTGGCAGACCATCGCTTCCGATGCCGGTGTACTTTTCCGAGATCACATCTGGCATCCATGTGATTTCCCCGCCCGAAGCCTGGGCGATCATGTCCATGCCGCGGTTCCAGTGGTACTGGCCAATCGCCACAGCGGGCGCCACCTGGCGGTAGATCCACATCAGCCGCTTCTCGGCCGCTTCGCCCTTGGTGTCGTTCTTGTCCACCAGTTCCTTGCCCGAGAACAGATCCTTGTTGCCGATCATGCCCATGGCCATCGTCAGCAGTGGGTGGTTCGGCGTGATCGGCTGGGGCAGCGGCAGGCCGCCAGCATTCGGCGTTACGTCGAACAGGTCACCACCAGGGATGAAGCGGCTGATGTCCAGGAACACCGGCAGATCCATCACCTTGTC